GTCTTAATCTTGCAGGTATCACAACCTCATAATTACAATCATCACAACAGCTTCCAGTTTGATAAATTGGTGAAGGGTTGTTTGTATATTGTTCTTCTATCAGTAATTGACAGATAACACAGAAGAATATTTCTATGTGTCTGTATTCGTTTAACTTCGGCATGATTTCCTTTCTTTGACTACACAACAATAACACAGTCTAAAAGAAAAGACAATATTACTTTACATATAATTCTATTTATGATATCGTTAGATAGTTAGTTATGAAAGGATTAATAAATGCAATACGTAATAGTAAATGTAAGTGATGGCAGGAGCATAAAGTTTCCGTCAGTTGAAAAGCTAGATGAATTCGTTTTAGCTTGTACTCATCTTACGGATATAAATATTCACACAGATGAGAATTATCACATTGAGAAATTCGTTCCAATCGAGGTGTCACAATGAGCAAACAAGGTCATAGTGAAGAGCAGATAGAGAGAAAACTAGATTCTATTAAGAGTTATGAAAGTTATCAAGCAGATTTGTTAGCTAAGAAACAATCTCTTGTTGCGTGGCGTGTTAGCGTGCAGGATGATAGAACTAAAGTTTACCTTAAATCTAAGTTGCAGTTGCTTGACAATAACTTTGATATGGCAAGTAATCAAATACAGATTTTAGAGTGTGAGCTAATCATTGACAAGTTAAGGAAAGACAACTACAAAATTAAGTTAGGTTACGGAAATGAATTGGTTACAGATATAGAGTAATAATCAACTAACGCACAATCGCCACTTGCAGGAAGTACAAAATGGTGTCACTTCTTGTTGGTGGCTTTTGTGTTTGTCAGGTAATCTTGGTCAGGAACTTAGTCAGAAGTATTAGTTTAACTAAGCATCCCTAGTATTAAATCAAAACGGGTACATAATCTAGTGTATCGTACACACAAACACACAATATATAGTATGTTGCAACAATAATGAATTAGTCTGTAACTTCGGTAAAACACAAATACGCAATGAAGGATAGTGGGCAGGGTTAAATCGGCGTGGGCGTCTATATGTATGTACTATCCCTTAGAAATATGCTGTTAAGTATGGTACTAGATGTAGTGGTACTATATGTAGTAGGGTACCTTACTGCTAGTAAAAGAGAGGTGTTATTTAAAGTAAGTACATCTAAACAATGAGATAGGTGGTGCTTACCCTGTGTCATCCCTCCCAAACCGATAACAAACCATTTAATGACTTATTGTAATATATGAAGTAATGGGCTTTAACCCCAGTTAACATGGACCTGCTAGTCCACTTTATTGATGTAGTTATAGTCGAAAGCTCTTTTCTAAAAGCAGGAAGTTCTTTCTGATTGTCTTCCAATGTACCATAGAAATAAACACATTACAAGTCATTGCTATTTCTTACTGTTTTGGTAGACTTATTGTGGCTAGTAGTCTTTATCTGTTAGCCTCCTTTCTGACAAGTAGACTGTAAATCCCTCACGCAAGTGAGGGTGTGTCTAAAGTTATATAGAAAATTTTTTTTTTTACCTCCCTAAAAATAACCAAGCAGTATAGTAGAAATTACAATAAAATAACAGTTAGGACCAACTGTACGTACAAGACCCTTTCATGCCCGAGAGGGTTTTGTGGTATCGTGACCTCATATGATTATTAAAGACTGCAAAGTTTGTAATAGAGCATTGAAATTCTATAAGAGTTACAAGTTATGTGCTAACCTAGGTTGTACAGAGTACAATAAAAAACTAAGGAGATATGATGCCAGTAGGCAAAAAAGGAAAAAAGAAAAAATACAGTGCCAAGAGGAAGAGTAAACGAGGCATGTATTAATGGCTGCTAAAAAAGGTTTGTATCACAATATGAACAAAAGAAAAAAAGCAGGTACAAGTAGGTCAAAGAAAAACTCTACTATCTCACCTAAAGCGTATGCCAATATGAAAAAAGGTTTTCCTAAAAAGAAAAAATGAAAGTATTTAAAGCAAACGGTCAAGAGTATAAAGGCGCACACCATAAAATGCCTAATGGACAAATCCATTCAGGTAAAAAACATACTAAAAATAGTAAGCGTTTGTATAAAACTAAAAGAAAATAATGGCAACATACCAAGGTAAATCAGTTAAGCTAAACTCGCCTTCTTCTATAGGTAAAGGTGAACCTGGGTATGGACGTAAAAAATCTAAAGTGTATGTCAAAAAAGGAGACAAAGTGGTTAAGGTAATGTTTGGAGACCCGAACATGGCTATAAGAAAAAACAATCCTGAAGCTCGTAAATCATTTAGAGCTAGACATAAATGCGACACAGCAACAGATAAGACCACAGCAAGATACTGGTCTTGTAAGGCATGGTAGAAAAAAAACTTTGTTATGCAGGTGGATGCCATAGACCTTTACCACCAAAAGCAAAAAAGTATTGTTCTAAACGTTGTTACAACAGAATTAATATGCAAAAGAAACGTGCTCGTAAAGCAGGTGTCGAATGGACACAAGAGGACGATGTACTAGAGATACCTAGTCAAAAAACAAATGTACAGTCTAGACGTGGCAAAGTATATAACGATATAGTCGAATCAGGTTTAGCAGCAGAAATACATAACAAAAAAAATACTATAACAGCAGTTGCAGATATATTAGGCACAACAGTAGGTGCAGTATCTATGGCATACTCTGCTTATGTAGAAGATATGAAAACAGATTTAGATAAAGAAACATGGTCTATACCACAGGTAGCAGAAAAAACATTAGAAGACTTTGATTATTTTAGAGATAGGTATTTCCAAACAGAACAAGGTATACCATACGAAACACCTGACTTTCACAAAAAATGGATTGCATCAATTATGGATGCTATAGAAAACGGTACACAACACATGATACTATCTCCACCACGACACGGTAAGACAGATTTGTTAATACATTTTGCAGTATGGTTAATTTGTAAAAATCCAAACATACGTATTTTATGGGTAGGTGGTAACGAAGAGATAGCTAAAAACGCTATTAGTTCTGTATTAGACCAACTAGAAAGTAACGAATTATTAATAGAAGAGATATGTGGACCAGGAGCAAAATTTAAACCTACATCACGTACAGGTAAAGCATGGTCACAAAGTGGATTTACAGTAGGCACTAGAACAGTAACTGGTATCAAGAGTCCGACAATGGTAGGACTAGGACGTGGTGGTAAAATTCTATCACGTGACTGTGACATAATTATTGCTGATGACATTGAGGACCACACATCTACAATGCAACCTGCATCTAGAGAAAATACAAGAAGTTGGTGGACAACAACATTGTCAAGTCGTAAAGAGGAACATACAGCAATGGTTGTAATTGGCTCTAGGCAACACTATGACGATTTGTATTCACATTTGTTAGATAACGAATCTTGGAGCACAACTGTAGAACAAGCACATGATATAGAATGTACGTTACCTGAAGATGTAGACGACCATAGTAAATGTATGTTATGGGCTAGTAAACGTACACACAAATGGTTAATGGATAGAAAACGTGCAGCCGAAACTACAGGTGGTAGAGCTATATACGAAATGGTATATCTTAATGTAGCTATGCCTGAAGGATTGTCTTTATTTGACCGAGTAGAAATAGAAGCATGTAGAGACCAAGGTAGAGATATTGGGCAGGTACCTCCAGGAACAAGATTGATTGCAGGACTTGACCCTGCCTCTACTGGGTATCAAGCTGCTTTTTTATGGGCATACAATCCTGAAACAAACATAATGCACATGGTAGATATGAATAATCATCTAGGTGGTGGTATTCCTGAAGCACTCAAAATAATTAAAGAATGGTGGATGAAATATAATTTAGCACATTGGGTTATTGAGGAAAACGGATTTCAAAAAGCAATTAGACAAGACCCTAGCATAAAAGACTTTGCATCAGGTCATGGTATATTTTTAGAGGGACATGAAACATACAAAAATAAATTTGACCCTATGTTTGGTGTAACTGCTATGAGACCACTATTTGCAGATAAATTAATTTCTTTGCCATATCTTGGCTTTGAAGCACAAGAAAAGGTAAACTTATATACAAGCCAGTTGGTTTATTTTAGTTCTGCTAAGAACAAGAGTAAATCTATAGGAACAAAAACAGACATAGTTATGGCTAGTTGGTTTCCAATGAAATCAATTAGACGTATGCAAAAAGAACGGTACGCTGCAATGGGATATGATTATAATCCTAGCTTTTCAGGGTACGAACCTAGTAGTATGGATTTAGATAATTGGAGATAAATGCCTTTAAACAATGATGAGATTTATGACAGGATAGATTACCTAAGAAGCATCAATCAAGAAAACGCAATAGACAGGTCTCGTATTAGAGACATTATGAATGGTGGAGAAGCTGCAGTTACAGCACTGCTTGGTAAAAGCGTAGATGTAGAGTACCACGAACTACCTGCACCTAACTTGTTTTTAACTGCACTAGAAAGATTTGCACAAAAAATAGGTAGAGCTCCTGATTTAAAAGTAGATATAGTTAATGAAAAAGATTCACAACGTGCAAAAAAGAAATCTGAAAAGATAGAACGTATTGTTGGTGCGTATGATGGTTTTCAAAAACTACACATGCAATTACCACAAGTAGGTAGATGGTTACCAGGGTACGGTTTTGTTGTATGGGTTATAAATCATCAAAAAGATAAAGATGGTAATCCATATCCACAAGCACAACTAAGAGACCCTTTTACTTGTTATCCAGGAATGTTTGGTAACGACCAACAACCTGAAGAACTAGCTATTATATCTCGTGTCCCACATGACACATTAGCTAAACAATATCCAAACGCTAAAAAATACATTTACGAAAAAGATGAAGAAGGTCAAATAGACCCGTATTCAGTTTTATTACAAACCAATCAAAATAGTGGTAGTTGGGCTAATACAACTGGTTATGGAAAAGTAGTAGTTGAGTATATGAATACAGAAGGCACGTATGTGTATCTACCTGAAAATAGAAAAACTATAGACTTTATGCCTAACCCATTAAAGTCAGGACCATGTTTCGTAGTAGCTAAACGATATTCGTTTGACCAACTACAAAGCCAGTTCCAACACATAACAGGACTTATGGCTAACATGGCAAAAATAAATATTCTTGGAACTATTGCAATGGAAGATGCAGTATTTACAGAAACAAATATTGTTGGAGAAATAGAATCAGGTAAATACCGTAAAGGTAGATTTGCCGTAAACTATTTAGCTCCAGGTTCTCAGGTGTCTAAGCCAGTCAATAATCTACCATATCAATTATTTCAACAAGTAGATAGACTTGAAAGACATCTAAGACTTGGTGCATCTTATCCAGTATCTGATGATGGACAATCGCCTAATAGTTTTGTTACTGGTAGAGGATTAGAGGAACTAGGTACATCAGCATCATTGCATGTTAGAGAATACCAAGGCATACTATCCGAAGCATTACAAGAAGTAGATGCAAAACGTTTAGAGTATGATGAGGCAATGTTTCCTGGTGTAAGAAAACCTATAGCAGGTTTACACAAAGGTACAGCATATAAAGAATCATATACACCACAAACAGATATCAAAGAAATGTATACAACAAGACGTGTGTATGGAGTAATGGCAGGATTTGATGAGCCACAAAAAATAATTACAGGGTTGCAATTAAAACAACAAGGCATCATTGATACACAAACATTACAAGAAAATATGGATGGCTTAGAAAACATAACTAAGATACAACAAAGAATACATGCTGAAAAAGCAGAGACTGTATTGTTTGAATCTCTTATGGCACAAGCTGCAGAAGGTAATCAGAAAGCAACTATTGCTGCTATAGAGATAAGAAAAAATCCACAAAAAATGTCAGAGATATTAGATAAATATTATACAGCAGAAGGCGATGAACCAAGCGAAGAAGAATTATTAGCTATGGGTCTTGGTGGTCCACAAATTCCACCAGGTCCAGGAGGTGCGTTACCAGGAATTGAACAAGTATTAGGTGCTGTTGGACAACAAGGTCCACCACCAGGAGGTCCTCTTGGGTAACGAAGAGATATTAAAAAAGTTTTTCGATATAATTAATGCAGAGGATTGGGAAGAAGATGTGGTTTATACAGGTGTCAAAGAACAAGCACCTACTTTATTAAGAGATATTATAATACCAACACCTCACCCATATTTTTTTATACATTTACAAGTAGGTATGGAATATAACCCTGAATTAGGAGATGACTTATATGGGTAATGGTAAATACAATAGAGGTAGAAAAAGTAGTGCTTTAAACGAAGCTACTGATTTAACAGGTGGTGGTGCTTATGCAGATATTGTTGTACCTCCACAAACAGAAGGTGATTCGTTTGGACAAACAGCAGCTTTACAAGAACAAGTAGATGCAGTAAATCCTATGACACAAGCAGTTGTTGATACTGGTGGTATGCCTAGAGCACCAAGAGGTCCAATAAATTTAGGAGCACCAACTAACAATATAAACGAACCAATACAATCAGGTATTCCTATGGGTCCAGGAGATAATGGAACACAACCTATGCCAACAAGCACAATAAATAATTTTCTTATTGCTGCTAAAAGAAATTTTAATGACCCTATATTTGATGAACTATTAGAAGCAGACACAGAGTTTTAACATGGGATTCAGACCGAATTTCTTTGTTCCTAACGAAGCTAAAGAAGGTTTAGCTGCTAACTCGTCTGCAAACCTAGATGAAATAAAAAACTTTGAAAGAGCTATATCACCTGAATTAGCTAAAAACATGGCAAACATAAGTAGGACTTATCCTACGCTAGACAAACGATTAGTTGTATATTCTGCGTTGTCAGGTATAGAACCTGATGATGGTGTATTGCTTGACTTGTCACAAAGACAACAAAAAGCTATGGAGAAGAAACAAAGAATAATGGTTAATCCTAAAGTAAACTTTTTAAAAAGAGGTACTCAGTTAGGTTTTTTAGCTATGGACTCTGCATTTCAAAAAGTATCTAAAAACTTTAAATCTACTGTAGTTGCTGCACAAGAAACAGACACTTCTATTGGTAAAGCAGTATTAGGTAATGTCGCAGCAGGTCTTTTACCTGGAGAACAATTAACAGAATCTATGCGAAAAAATACTTTAGGTAAAGATTTTAATCAAGCCTATGACGAAACAAAAGAAGCGTATGGTCCTACAGAATTTAGTAGAGCTATGACTGAAATACAAAACAATAAACCATTAAATTTGGGTGCAGGTATTTTACCTAATTCAATTTCTTTACAAGATACAGAAGTATACAATAAACAAATTAAATTAGGTAAGTCACCTACAGAGGCTTACGAAGCTGCAAAAAAAATATATGGAGCACCTGTAACAGAAGATTTTGAAAGAGATGAATATCAATTTGAATACACAACTAAAACTGGAGAAAGTATACCTATATCTCCTGGTCGTGTAGTTGCAGCACAGTTCTCACAAGAGGGCGATATTAGTTATGCTTTAGCAAGTACAATTATTGACGGTGCATTTAGATTAGGTGCAGACCCTATAAACTTATTATTAGGTTATGGTGCAGGTGTCAAAACTGCTGCACAAAAAGTAGTATCTGCTACAGAAGTTGCATCATACGTAGATGACGCAGCGTTTATGACAAGAGCTTTAAAAACATTTAAACCTGGTAAAAAAGGTAAAGAAGCTAGACGTTTAACATTTGGTAAATCTGCAGAACAGATAATGGATAGTAAATGGGGAGATAAGTTTGTAGATGCATTAGTACAAAATAGTTCTGTAGCTCGTTTAAAAGATATACCTACATTTAGTAAAGTAGATACGCAAGTTTTAAATCTTTTAGCACAAGTTAAAGATAAAAGTTCTATGAAAGAAATTGTTAAAACATTATTAAAAAATGGAGATTTATCTGACCTTATGGTTGCACCTTATTCAGGAGCATTTATAGGAAAAGAACTAGCTGAACTAGCATCTACAACACCAATAACAAAATTACCTATGAGACAAAATGTAGTAGGAGATATGGCTAATCAATTAGCTATGAAATTCGCAGGTAACTCTATAGATATAGCACCACTTAGAAATACTGTAGGTGCATTACTTGGAAAAATGAAAGATGACCAGTTCAGAGGTGTTATAGGTTTAGGTGGTAGTTTAAGAAATGCATTACCACAAAGAGTATCTCGTTTGTTTGACTTAGCTCCAGGGAGAATGGCTGCTATAAATCACATACAAGAAACAATAGAAAACATAGATGGTTTAGTTAAAACACTTGGAGAAAATAATAAAACTAGAGATTATTTTATAAGAGAGTTACTTAATGCACAAACACAAGAAGACATTGTTAAAGTTGTAAAACAAGTTAATAAAAGAATAGAAAAAAAAGTTATAGCAGATAATCCTGATTTACAAGGTGAAGACCAATTAGTTTCTGAAGTAATGAAATTTTTTAATAATGAAATATCTGAAAAAAGAAAATACTTTTATGATGAAGATGGTTTACCACAAGCATTTCCTGGCACAAAATATAGATATAAACCACAAGAAGTAAATGCTGAAACAGGTGAAATAATAACTGCTAAAACAGAAGCTGTGCCAACTGCTTTTTCAATGGGACAGTTTGCAGACAACTTTACACCATTAGTTGATTACAAAGAGTTAAGTAGGTCATTAGCTTCTTTTAGAAGAATAGTTGGTCCAAAGAATAGTGGATTAAAAAAAATTATATCTACTACATGGTCAGACCCTTCTAGAGGTATTGGTGAAAAAATATTACAACAAGCAAAAATACCTACAAGAGGATTAAAACAAAACTATAGAAGAAAGAAAACTACATTAGCACCAACGTCATGGTTAGAGTACATGTATTCAGATTTCATAATGCAAAGAGGTTTAAAACCTATGTGGATGTTGCGTGGTGCTTTGGCTTTACGTGTACCACCTGAAGAAGCTGTAAGAACTGCATTTTATGGTGGACCTAATGTATTTACACATCCTTTGTTGTTAGCTTCTTTAAAATCTAATGTTAGAAAAGGTGACCCATTAAACATACAATTAACTGGTAGCTTAGGAGAACAATTATTTTCTACAAGAATAGCTGCAGATGAAATAGATTCTGTTGCTGAACTCGTAGGAACTAAAGAATTACAAGATGGTATAAACTCTATTGATTACAACAAAATACAACAGATTATAAAAACTATGCGTTTAAATACAAATGCATCAGGACAAGTAGGCGATTCGTTTATAGCCAATATTTTAAATGGTGGTGATGCAACAGACTTTGCATTTGATGAAATTACAGGACAATTAAAAGAATTAGGAAAACAAAAAGTAGGAAATACTAATACTTTTGGTAGTTCGTTGTTACGTGAAGATATACCTCCACAAAAATTGCCTTTTGCAAATTTAAGTGAAATACCTTTCTCATCTATATCTGTTGTTCCTAATAAAAAATATAAACAAATTGTTGTATATAACAACAAAGAAGAACTTGTTAGAGAGTTAAGGAACTATGCAGACAATCCTTCTATTAGAGAACAACTTAAAAAATTAAATCACGGTATATCTGTAGAACTTAAAAATAATGCTGCAATATTTGATGTAACAGTGCATATAGGAAAAATGAATGATATAACTACTCTTAAAGATGCAGATACTGTATTAAAAAATGCATTAAGTATTGCTATAAAATCACATCAACCAAAAATACATATTAGAAAAGAATTGTATAGTCTATTACCTGAAACACATCCTATTGCAAAAATTGCAAAAGAATATCCTGATGGTTATGAAATACCTGTATACGCACAACCCGACCCACGTATAGATAATGTTGATATAGATTCACCAGTTATTAAAGAAACTATGGAATATTTGTTTGATAGTAATTTTCAAACTGCTAAAAAAATTGTAAACAAAAAAGGTGGTTATGCACAAGCTGCACCATCAGGTTCATTTTTTAATACAGACAGTTACTATCAATCAACTATGTCAGAACAATCTATAATGAAAGCATTAAAACCTACGGGCAAACAACTTAAAGCTGCTGAAAACGAATACATTATGGTTCCTAAATATACACCTAGAGGTGAAATAAATGAACAATGGTGGAGAGGATGGATTCACGATATGATTAATAAATCAAGTGACCCTGTTTTTGTAACTGTAGCTAGAGACGGTGCAGATAAAGCATTACAATTTTTTACAGAAAATACAGCAGGTAAAAGTTATATATCTGAATTTATAGCACGAAGTGATGACCCTTCAATAAGAAGTATTTTAAAAAATAAAGATGAATTATCTAAATATTTAAAATCTGTTGAATATGAAATTGGTAGATTACAAGGTAATAAAACAAGAAAAATATTTAGAGAGGGACAAGAAATTACAGAAAAACAAGCTAGAGAAATTATATTTGATGGGGAACGTATAGTATATCCTGATTATGAAGTTGACCTATCTGTAGGTGCAGCTAAAGTAAAAGAATTTATAGCTAATGGTGGTTTTGTTGATGGAGAAGATTGGGTAGAATTATCACAAAAATATGCTGTATTATCAGCTAAAACTGAAAAATACTTTGGTGATTTTTACAATAAAATAAAACAAGTATTTGATGAAGATATTAGAAAATTAAATCTAGGTCCACTTGAACAAGCGTTTAACAACAATCCTAATTTAACTGCATCAGGTGCTGTATCACAAACAGCATTAAATAAATGGGACGAAGTATTAGGAACTGGTTATAGCTTGTTGTTAGCTAAACCATCTGATTACCTAAACCGTGACCCATTGTTTAGATGGTCTTTTTATACATTAGCTGAAGATATTATGCCATTTATGACAGACAATGTAAAAAAACAATTTATAGTAGGAGCAAAACCTTGGATTGATAAAAGTCCTTTATATAAAAATTTATTAAAAAAATCTAAATTACCTGCAGGAGAAAACAGTATTACTTCATTAGAACAAGCCGAATCTTTACTTAAATATAAAGCTATGGATGAAGTAAAAAACTTATTATACGCTAGTTCTGACAGACATGTCTTTTCTGATGTGTTATCTTCTTATGTACCATTTCCTGAGATATGGGGTGAAGTTATAAAAACTTGGGGTAAGTTGTTAGCAGACAATCCACAAAAATTTAACAGAACACGTATTGGTGTAGATAGAGGTAAAGAAGCAAAACCTTGGGACACAGAGAATGCATTTTTTACATCTGACCCTGTAACAGGAGAATTGTTATTTAATTACGTAGATGTTATGAATGTTATGACATTTGGTTTAACTGCTATACCTGGTGCTTTAGGTTTTTCACCTATACAAAGTGCTATGTTGGGTGAGGATTTAAGAGATGAAGGTGTAAGAGTAAAACCTTATGGTTTCTTAGAAGGTCTTAACTTAATAGCTGCTAATGGTTTTTCACCTGGTTTTGGTCCTAATGTAACTATGCCTTTCTCAACAATACAAAAAATTGGAACAGCACCTAAATATTTAAATGATTTTATATTAGGTAACTTTAACGAACCTGGACAAGGTGTAAACCCTGTCAATGAAT